GTAAACAGAAAGTATTACCTATAAATACTAGTGTAAATTACTATTAGGAGAATTACCATTCCACGGCTAAGTATGTACCGGCCAAACCGGACCCGAGATTATCAGTTCCTTGACCGCGTTATAAGTGAACGCTATACTGTGGGCGGCCTCGATATCTTTTTGCACAGGTACATGGGCCCACAAACTGGCGGGGAGGATAGTGCATTGTCCAGCAACTATGATGCCACCCAACCAATTTATGATACCCAAAGTCCTTTGCACATACAAGACTTGCTGTTGTTGGAAAACCGTGACAGAATTTACGATCAAGACATTTACGTCATGCGCGGTGTGTACAATCACCAAGACATTGACTTTGACCTAACCCAGTTTGGCTTGTTTTTAAATAACGATACGCTGTTTATCACTTTCCACTTCAACGACATGATTGATATTCTAGGTCGCAAGATCATGAATGGCGATGTGTTAGAAATACCTAATTTAAAAGATTACTATCCCTTAAACACAGATATACCACAACCCTTGCCCAGGTACTACGTGGTACAAGATGCTGACTATGCCACAGAAGGCATGAGTCAAACATGGTTACCACACATATGGCGTGTGAAAGCAACGCCAATGACCAACAATCAAGAGTTCAAAGACATACTCAAGAAGCCTGTTGTGTCAGAAAATATCTGGGACAATGGCAATTTCTATCCCACAGGATGGGTTACCAATTCAGGTGATGTGTATTACCAAGCCCTTAAAAACGTGCCTGCTGGCACAGACATTACCAATACAGAATATTGGGCGGTATATACTCCACTCACACAAAGCGAAGTATTTTCGACTCGTACCAAAGACAACGAAATCAACGATGCTATTCTTACACAGGCTGATGTTGAGGTTCCGCTGTCTGGATATGATCCGCAAAAGTTTTACATTGTACCTACCCTGGACAATGGACAACCGGCCAATCCTACCACACTATACAACACCAGTGGTGACACTGTGGATGGCACACAAGGTGGTATGAGTGTATCTCCTAAATCAGACGGCTATACTGTGGGTTACTTGACCGGAGATGGTATACCGCCAAATGGATTACCAGTCACTACCGGAGTGTCTTTCCCGCTGGGTGCTGTGGCCGGAGACTTCTGTTTACGACTAGACTACTTCCCAAATCGCTTGTTCCGTTATTCAGGACAGCGTTGGATCAAAATAGAGGACAAAGTGCGAACCAATCTCAACAACGGAGTACCCAACGATACTTTACGCTCCTCCTTCGTTAACAATACATACACTGTGCCCACAACAGATCTTGGTAATATTCCCAGTCGTCAGAGTCTCAGCCAGATACTCAAGCCACGTGCTGACAATGGAGACCAGAAAGGTTTCCAGGATCCCAAACCTTATCCGCTGACACAACCGGGCCAGAAATCGAGTTAAACAATGAGTCAAAACTTCTTCTATGACGCTCAAATCCGACGTTTCCTATTACAGTTTACCCGGATTGTTAGCAACTTTCAAATTGAATATGGCAACGAAACCGACGGTGTGAACAATGCCGCGCTAATTCGTGTGCCAGTTCGATATGGTGATGCCAGTCGCAATGCGCAAGTTATCATACAAGAGAACAGCCGCAACTCAATGCCAGCCTCACCGCTAATGACTTTTTATATTTCAAGTTTAGATTATGATCGTCCCAGGATGCAGGAACCATATCATGTGAACAAGATCCAAGTTCGACAACGTGAATACGATACCCAAACTGACACTTACGATACCACGCAGGGCAATGCATTTACTATTGAACGCTTGATGCCTGTACCTTACAAACTGGGCATCACACTGGATATTTGGACATCAAACACCAATCAAAAAATGCAATTGTTAGAACAGTTGCTGACCTTGTTTAATCCCAGTTTGGAAATACAAAGCACAGACAACTACATTGACTGGACCAGTTTGAGTGTGGTTGACTTAGACGGTGTGACATGGACTTCAAGAACTGTACCAATTGGTACAGACAATCCCATAGACATGGCCACTATCAAATTCAGCATGCCCATATGGATATCAGCGCCGGCCAAGGTCAAGAAACTGGGTGTGGTTGAGCGTGTGATCATGAGCATGTACGATGCTCAAGGTGATTTGGCTAATGCTGTCACTGACAATGATTTGTTGCTAGGTACCAGAGTTATTGTCACTCCTTGGAACTATGAAGTTGTTGTTATTGGTAACCAAATACAATGTATTCAAAGCAGAACAATTGTGCCCAATGGCTCAAATGAAGATCTAACTCCCACTGCAATTGTGTCTGACAGCAGTTTGCTGTGGCCTGCTGTGATCAGTGCGTATGGTGTGCTACGTCCTGGTATCAGTCAAATTAGATTGACTCAAGCCGACGACTCAGTGATTGTGGGTACCATAGCCATCAACCCCAACGATGATAGATTGTTGATATACGATATTGACCAAGACACAGCACCACAAAACACCCTGGATCCTATCACCGCCATCATTGATCCACTAGTGAGTGGTCCTGGCTACGGCTTGCCTGTGCCGGCTGTGGGACAAAGATATTTGTTGACTGAACCCACTGGAAGTGTCATAAACACCTATCCAGCAGAAGCATGGCAAGGTGCAATTGGCCAACCCTTGATTGCTTCGGCCAATGATGTTATTGAATGGACTGGAATATATTGGCGAATAGTATTCAACAGTGTTGCACAAAGCGATACCATACAGTATGTTACCAACATTACCACTGGCATTCAATACGAATGGACTGGCACACAATGGCTCAAGAGTTATCAAGGTGTTTATCCTGGCGGCACCTGGAGTCTAGTGCTTTGAAAGCGGTGGGTGTGTGGTTTCGTAGCAGAGACACAGGACGCTATCTTTATCTCTTACGTAACGATGCCAAGCATCCCGGTGCCTGGGGACTGCCTGGCGGCAAAATTGAAACAGGCGAGACCTTGCTAGGTGGTATGGAACGTGAGTGTATCGAAGAATTGGGCTTCTTCCCCACTTACTTGAGATTGATACCACTAGAAAAGTTTACGTCAGCTGACTCGGCATTTGAATATCACACCTGGGTGTGTGTGGTTGATACAGAATTCACTCCCAGACTCAACTATGAACATCTTGGCTATGCCTGGATTGATGCTGGCACCTGGCCCAAGCCCATGCATCCTGGTTTGTGGAACACAGTGAATCTAGATGCTGTGCAAGGCAAAATCTTGTTGTTGGAACAAGAGTTCACCAAAGAAACTAAAAATTAAAGTATCAAGGGAACGGGTTAGTAGACGATACCGTGGCAGTTCCTGTGTTGGTAATGGTAAATGCGTTTGTACTGTTGTCAATGATGGTACTGCTTTGGCAAGTCAACAAACTGGTGCCAGACGAAATGGCTGCACTGGGATTGCCATATTGGTTTGCACTTTGAGTGGTAGGAAGCGGTCCTGTAGTACTTGGGGTGAACGCCGAGGTGTATACCCCGGTGCCATTGACTACTCGAAGATTAGAGATGTATCCGTCGTAATAATAACTAGCGAACTGACCAATACGTGTAAAAGTAGTTGAATCATAACTGGTAGTATCAGAGGCACTACCATATTGGGTTCCGTTTATGTACCACTTGACAGTTCCGCTTATTCTTACTAGTGCCTGATGTACCCATTGATTAATTGGAATGGTCGAAGTGGTCACAGGGGTGAATGCGGTACCTTGTTTATAATAACATTCCCAATTGGGTCCGTTGTGACGCATCAGTATTTGATAACCACCTTTGTCAACATAGAACATACACCCGGCTGAACCACTGCCTAAACTTAATGAATAGCACCAGAATTCTATTGTGTAATCACCTGTGGTGGTTATGTATGAGGCACTGGCAGGGGTTGTGAGATACTGACTGCTACCGTTGAACACCACGCTGTAATTAGGAACCGGAGGAGGGGGTGATGACAAAGTCATCGCGCCCAAAGTCATTCCGCCTGTGAGTGTGATTGCCATGATTTATTCTTAATTATTAAAATGTTATTGAACCCGACGCAGTCCAAGTATAAACTCTGTAGCCACCTGCAGTTGTGACTGTTGGAGATCCAGTGGTCGATGTTGCGGCTGCATAGGCATCTGAGTAACGAACAATTACTATGCCAGAACCGCCAGCGGCACCGGGCATGCCCGCATTGCCTGCACCATTACCACCACCACCACCACCACCACCTGTATTGGCAGTACCTGCTACAGCAGAGCCACCTCCGCATCCGCCGTTGCCACCGCCGCCTTTTTGTCCGGCAGTTGCTGTTCCCCCGCCCAAGCCACCTAGACCACTGGCCCTTGACCCGCCGGTACCAGCACCGCCGCCGCCTGCATAATATGTTCCCAAACTATTCCAGTTGAGTGCTATGCCGCCGGCACCATCTATAGTGGTTGTATTTGATGAAACGCCTGCACCACCAGCACCGCCGCCACCGCCTGCAGAATCAGTATAGTCACCGCCATTACTACCATCTCCGCCGCTATAACCTTGAACAGGACTAGTAACGGGACTTGAAGCCGCACCTGTAGATAGTAAATCAGCTCCACCTCCCCCACTTCCACCAGTAGTTGCAGCCACAGTATTGTGTGAGCCGCCGCCACCACCACCTGTGGAAGTTATGGTACTAAAAACAGAATTTATGCCCTTCGTTGCTCCGGAGGAGCCATCTGGATCTCCGGCGCCACCACCGCCTACTGTGACTGTGATAGACAATCCTGATGATACTGCAAATCCAGTTGCAGTTCTATAACCGCCGGCACCACCTCCACCACCTAAGAAGAATCCTCCACCACCACCGCCGCCGACCACCAGATATTCAACGGTGCTAGGTGCCGCGGGTGGTGCGCCTAAAATTGAAACACCATTGCCTATAGTTAGGCCGGTGGTCATTGTGATGCTCATGGAGATATTTCAATCCAGGCTGTTGTGGCTTCGTTCCACTCGTAACGTTTGTCGGGATCAGTGGGCCGGGCAACCGGTGCGTCCCATAAACATGTTGTTTCATCCAATACCCAACTCTCATATGGTTTGGGTGGGACAAACGCATCACGGCCAGCATCATATGTGTAGCCGATGCCAGCGTAGTTTTTACGCAAGGGTGTTCCGCCCAGCAAATGGACTCCACCTTGTGTGTTGTAACTGGTTTGTACAAAACTGCTGGGTTCTCCGAACAATCCTGTGTCTACTACATCTTGTTCTATCACAAGAACTCTTGTTACTGTGTTGTTTTGATCTAGTTGTGCGAAATGACTCATTTTTTCTCCATAATATACTTATTTAAAATGTTATACTGCCCGAAGTAATCCACTTATACACTCTGTACCCACCGCTGACAACAGGATATCCGGCTGCTAAATTTGTTGTACTTGTTGCGGCATCGTATGTGTCTGTATAACGAATAATTACGATACCTGAACCACCATTGGCTGATGCCCCGGTATATCCGTACCCGCTTCCCCCTGCTCCGCCACCTGTGTTTGGATCGCCGGCAGTACCAATTAGAGTTTTACTTCCACCAGCGCCACCGCCACCAGCACTTGCCGTGCCACCTGAACCATTATCAGAGCCGCCGCCACCGCCCGATGCATAATAAGTTGATGTGCCTGTAATTGAAGAAGCTAAACCAATACCACCCGGATATCCATTATTTGAGCCGCCGCCACCGCTTCCTGCACCACCTGCGCCACCGCCTCCGGCACCCGGATAACTAGCACAAATTCCACCGTCGTATCCCTGCTGTGCTTGATCTAGATAAGTAGATCCTGGATAAACTCCCTTACCAGAAGTAGCATTATAACTACTACCTCCACCTGAACCACCATTTCCGGGTACTTGACCTGATACCGGACTATAACCAGGTCCTGCGCCACCACCACCAATGGCAGTAACAGTAGAGAATCCTGAGCCACTTATAATACTGTTTCCTCCCTGTGAGCCGCCGTATGTTGAACCACCGCTCAGAGCTAAGGCTCCTGCTCCGGCAGCACCTATGGTTATAGTATAAGGTATACTACTTGAAACTGAAACACTACTTGCTTGTAATAATCCTCCGGCGCCGCCGCCAGGCCCACCGGATCCACCAGTTAATGGTGCCGCACCTCCTCCGCCGCCACCGCCGGCCACTACCAGATAGTCTATTGTCGGTGGAGGTGCAGGAGGTGGTGGCCCTTGTGTCAGTGTTAATCCAGGCGTCATTGTCAATCCCGGTGAAAATGTAATTCCCATATTTTATAATCTTCCCACTACTATTTCAATTGTACCTGACACGCCGTCAAAGTTTTCAAGACTTTTGCCAATAACAGTGCCCATGGCAGGTTGGGCACTGGCCTGTGCTGATCCATTGCCTGCTGATACCATCATGTCACCTTTGCGTACTGTACCTACAACTGAAGTTGGCACACGACCTGTCAAGGCCACAGCCACTGCGGTATCGGCTTGTATCATGCCATTCATCAAGTATGCCGGAGCAGTTGATACAACACCGGCTACTCGAGCACTGCTGGCAACAGAACTCAAGGTAACTTCATTTGCTCCGCCAAAATCTAGCACTGTGCCGGGCAAGTATACCGCATCAGCAATGTAAAGTTCTGCCAAGTCAGCGTATTGTGCTGTGGTTGATTTACCGTGTATGGTATTGAAATAAGTTGTGACACTGCCAATGTTGGCAACTGCGTTGGTTCCGGTGACCTGTATGTTTCCACTCACAATCAATACGCCACTGCCTGCGGCCGCTGTACCGTTGATTATTACGTTGCTGGCAGTGACGTTTGCTGTAACCGATACCACTGCACCCAAATGACTTGAACCAGTTATGGTACCGGTTGAACTAACAAGGCCACCTGTCAAGATGTTGCCACCGGTTACGTTGGCAGTAGCACTCATTGCGGCTGTGGTACCGATAGAACCGTTGGCATATACAGCCCAGGAGTTGGTGGCAGTAACGTTGGTGCCCACAGTAGGTATGGTTACAAAAAGTGTGGATAAATTAGTATAAGTTACAGGTGCTTGAGCACTTGCAATATTAAAACTACCCAGCCAACTTTGTGTGGCTTGTGCTATAGTACCCGAGTCTGCTACACTGTTGTATGCGGCTCCAGATATTTTTACAGGATTGCCGGCGATGGTTGTGGCGTTGGGAACTCTGCCACCGCCTTGGTTTTGCGTGGTTAATAATAATTCGGCGTTATTCAAATACGTACCAGTAACGCCAATAATAATGTTGCCGCCAGTAACAGTACCAGTTACGCTTACCACAGCACCCAAATGACTTGTACCAGTGATAGTACCTGCGGCACTTACTAGGCCACCTGTAAGTAGGTTTCCACCAGTGATGTTGGCTGTAACTGATACTACTGCGCCCAAATGACTTGTACCGGTTACAGTACTGGCTGCTGAAATCAATCCACCAGTCAATATATTGCCACCGGTTATGTTGGCTGCACTGGTTATAGTACTAGTAGCACTAATTAATCCACCGGTTAAGATATTTCCACCAGTTATGTTGGCTGCTGATGTTATGTTGGCAGTTGCTGAAATCAATCCACCAGTCAATATATTGCCACCGGTTATGTTGGCTGCACTGGTTATAGTACTAGTAGCACTAATTAATCCACCGGTTAAGATATTTCCACCAGTTACGTTTGCAGTTACGGATACTACTGATCCCAAATGACTTGAACCAGTTATGGTACCGGTTGCTGACACCAGTCCGCCAGTTAATAAATTGCCACCAGTTATGTTGGCTGTTGCTGATAATGTAGTAGCAGATATTACGTTAGCACCGGTGATATTTCCACCAGAACCACCACCTGTTAATATATTACCGGCTGATATAATATTACCGGCTGAACTAATCAATCCACCTGTTAATACATTTCCGCCAGTTACGTTTGCACTTGCACTTACTACTGATCCCAATATGCTTGAGCCGGTCACAGTACCGGTGGCACTTACTAGTCCACCTGTTAAGACATTTCCACCAGTTACGTTAGCACTTGCTGATACAACCAAACCCAACAAACTTGAGCCAGTTATGGTACCGGTTGCTGACACCAGTCCGCCAGTTAATACGTTGCCACCGGTTATGTTGGCAGCCGATGTTATGTTACCACTTGCACTAATCAGTCCAGTTACATACTCACCTGTGGTGGCAAATACTGCTACGTTTGGTGTCCCACCAATGCTGATATT